ATTTGTAAGTAATTTAATTAAATCTTATTTGACTAAGTTCCCGAAGCTACCATCTTTGACTTTGGCTAAAAAAATCTATGCAGAAAACAATAAAACTTTTAAAGATGTTGATGCTGTTAGAAGTTGCTTAAGGTATTATCGTGGTAAAAAAGGTGAAAAACAAAAATCACAATTAGCAAGTAGAGATTTCTTAGATCAAAACATTGAGTTTGTAATGCCTGAATCCTATGCTGAAACTTTTGAACCATACGAGATTAGTCAGTCAAGAACCTTAATCATATCGGACTTACACATTCCTTACCAGGATAACGATTCAATTCAGAAAGCTATTAATTATGGTAAAGAAAAAAAAGTAAATTGTATTTTAATTAATGGGGATGTTTTAGACTTTGCTGGTATAAGCCGACATGAGAAGGACTGGAGACAAAGACAGGTTCATCAAGAGTTTGAAGCTGCACGTATATTTTTAAGTTCGCTACGTGAACACTTCCCAAAAGCAAAGATAGTTTTTAAACTTGGCAATCACGATGAACGTTGGGAGAAATGGTTATTTTTAAAAGCACCCGAAATATTTGATGATCCTGAGTTTAAATTAGAAAATAGATTAAAATTAGGTGAATTAAAAATAGAGATTGTAAAAGATAAAAGACCTATTCGTATCGGTAAACTAACTGTATTACATGGGCATGAATTATTTGGTGGAAGCGGTGGAGTTAATCCAGCTAGAGGTACGTTTTTAAAAACTTTAGAGAATGTAGTTGTCGGTCATTATCACAAAACATCAAGTAATACTGAAGCTTCAATGTATGGGGATGTATTCAGCGTTCACTCCGTTGGTTGTTTGTGTGGTAAAACTCCTTACTATATGCCTATCAATAAATGGAATACTGGCTTTGCATATTGCGAACTTGATATCAAAACAGGTAATTATACTTTTTACAATTTAAAAATTATTAACGGAAAAATATATTAAAACCTAATTTTAACACAGCATTAAAACCTAATTTAAACACTATGGATATTACAAAATGCAAAGGTGAAGGTTGTCCGATAAAAGAAAGTTGCAAAAGATATACAGCCAAGGAATCTTTAATGCAATCGTATTTTGTAGAGCCACCTTTTAAGAATAATAAATGTGATATGTACTGGGGTGAAAATGCTGAATCTATATTTAATCAATTAAAAAAAATAACAAATAAAAAAAACTAATTATGACAGGATTAAGACACGCACTCAAAGAATACTTTATGGTTCATCAGATAGCTGGTAGCAACCCGATATTAGCATTCGATAACTTAAAACAGCAATATGTGGTTTTTTGGTACTTTAAAAAAAATACTATAATTAATCTTGGTTATGAAATAATTTTATAGTATATTTGCAATAGTTATAGCTTAGTGGAGCTTTTTAACAATCAAAAAATATTGCCTTATTTCCTGAGTAGTGCCACTACACGAAAGGGATATAAGGTTTTTTTATTTAATATGGCAATCAACAAAAAAGGTTTTATTTTATATGCTGACCAAAAAGCATTATTCGACCAATTAACAAATGATAAAGCAGGAGAATTAATCAAGTTTATTTTTTCTTATGTTAATGATGAAAATCCAACAACTGAAGATTTAATAATTAATTTAGCTTTTACTCCGATAAAACAACAACTTAAAAGAGACTTAGCTAAGTTCAATGAAATCAAAGAGATAAGGAGTAAAGCTGGTAAAATTGGAATGGAGAAAAGATGGCAAAGTATAACAAATGATAACAAACCATTACAACCGATAACAAACATAACTGTTAATGATAATGTAAAAGTAAATGATAATGTAAAAGATAATGTAAAAGATAATGTAAATGATTTAGTAAATGTTGATGCTGGTAAACCTAGAAGTAGTTATTTAGATTCAACACATAATTTTTTAAAAGAATTACCAACATCATCAAATTTTGAATTAATTGCTATTGCCTTAGATATTCCAAAAGATAAATTAATTTTAAAAATTCCAATTTTCAAAAAATATGCTAATATAGATTATCTTAACTTTAACGAATTTTGCAACCACTTTAAGAACTGGGCCAATAAAAACAATTCTAATAACCTAAAACTAAAAACTTCATTTAAATGATTCCAGCAAATACAAAATTAGAAGGTCAATTCCTCGGAGGATTATTAATTAATTCAAGTGAATTCAAATACATTCAAGAACTATTTCACGAAGAGTTATTTTATGATGAAAAAAACCAATTAATTGCTAAAGCTATTTTAAGCTTAAATAACGCATCTAAAACTATTGACATTATAAATGTATCAAACGAATTAGAAAGTACGCTTAGAATCAATCCTATTAGCTTTTACGACCTATCCTTGCTTACTAATGATGCTATCCTAAATAGGTTCGATGAGAAAATACTTATTCTTAGCGAGTTTTATATTAAAAGAAAAATGATGTATAAGCTTTCAGAACTGTTAGAAAAAACCCAAGAATCAACATCAGATGTTTTTGAACTTTTAGCCGATAACGAAAAAAATACAAACGAGATATTTAATAAGATTTCTATTAGCAAAACTTTTACAGCTTTAGATTGTGCTATTGAAATGGATCAGCATTTAGATAAAATTGATAAGTTAACAGATGGAGATTTAATCGGTTGTGATACTGGCTTTATCGAACTTAATAAACTTACTTCAGGGTGGCAAAATAGTGATTTAATTATATTAGCAGCTCGACCAGGAATGGGCAAAACATCATTAATGCTTAAATTTGTTAATTCGGTATTAAATCAAAATAAATCGGTTTTAGTTTTTAGTTTAGAAATGTCTAAGCTTCAGTTATATGCGAGGATGTGTTCACAAATAACATCGATTCCACTTTACAAATTTTTAAAAGAAAAAATGAATCCTTATGAACGTGAACTTTATAAAAATGAAACCTTTAAGTTATCGAACTCACAATTATTCATCGAAGATAAAAGCGGTATAAGTATAAATTTTATTAAAGTTAAGGCACGAAAATTAAAACGTGATAAAGATATTAGCATGATAGTTATTGACTACATTGGACTTATTGACAAAGGTAATAATAACAAAAGTACAAACGATCAAGTTGCGGAAATATCGGGAGCTTTAAAAGGATTAGCAAAAGAACTAAATATACCGATTATATTATTAAGCCAGTTAAGTAGGGAAGTTGAGAAGCTAAATGATAAACGACCAATGCTATCACATTTGAGAGATTCGGGAGCAATAGAACAGGATGCTGATATGGTTATGTTTATTTATCGACCTGAATATTATGGAATAATGGATGATGGAGATGGTAACTCAACTATTGGTAAGGCAGAATTGATTGTCGCTAAACATAGGAATGGAGCATTAAGCGATATAATTGTTAACTTTAACGGCAACTGTACAAACTTTTATTGATATGAATAAGAAAATTAAAGTTAAATATTTAAAACTTGGTAGGGAAAATATTTGGGGCCTTGCTCATTGCGGATTAAATCTTATCGAACTTGACATACGTTTGAAAGGTAAAAAGCACCTTGAGATATTAACTCATGAAAGTTTACACATACTTTTACCTGAACTGGAAGAAGATGACATTGTGAAGCTCAGCGTAATATTAACAAAGACTTTATGGTCGGAAGGATATCGGAAAATAGATAACAATAATGATATGCAATTACAAGATGGAAGCAAGTAACATTATCCACAAAAACAAGCTTAATGTAGAAATTAACCAACAAAAAAATAAATATGAATTACGAAAAATTTAAACAAATTATTGATTTGCAAATAGCTCACAATAAAAGAGTAGATGAAATTTACAAATTAAAAATTGATATTGTAGAGTTCTTTGATGAAATTACTAGAGTAACTGAATTGCTTTGGACTGAAGTATTAACCGAAAATGGGGATTACCATTTATGTTATTACCTATACGAGATGAATGGTATTTATGGCACTCCTGATCTAAACGAGGAATATAAAGACATCAAAGAACTGTATGATTATTTAATAGAAAACAAAGGATTTAAATGAATAAACTAATTGAGGTATTTAAAGAATATAAAAAACAATTAACGTTAATATATGTTTTTATGTTACTCACTGAACTTTCAATTTTATCAACACCTTTCTTATTAGGTAAAAGCATTGATGGATTAATTAATGGTAATTGGTATTGGATAATTCTTTTAGCTGTTTTATATTTTTTATCAAACCTTTTCAATTATAAGCGAATGGTTTATGACACAAAAGTTTATACTACTATTTATAATAATATTGTATTAAAATTTCTTAAAAAAGATGATGTTGATGTTTCGACTAAAGTAGCAAGAACTGATATGGCCCATGAGATTGTTAATGTGTTAGAAAGCTATGTGCATTATTATATCACAACTATTGTAACTATAATTGGTTCGCTTATTTTTATATTTTCAGAGAACTGGCAAGTTGGTATACTCGTTAGTATTTCAATTATCTTTATTGTGAGTTCAGTATTTATACTTTATAAAAAAATAAAACAAGGCATTATCGTATTTAATAATCATTATGAAAAAAAAACAAAGTCTATTGAAAATGGATATGCAAGTTCTGAATCTTTTTTTAAGAGAAGAAGAAATATAGAAATATGTCAATCAACTATACAAGGTAAGAATTGGTTTTTAATAAATACCATTAAATATATTTTTCTAATTTTATCAATTATATTATTAATCAACACATCAAAAAATATTACAATAGGAAGCATTATAACTGTATACTCGTATGTAAATAACTTTCTTATAGCGTTAATGTCAGCACCGATTGCAATAGAAATGATTTTAAGAATCAGCGATGTTTTAAAACGCTTACATTAAAATAAATGAATACAGCAGAATTTAATAAAGTTATTGAAAAAAGAATTGATTTGATTAAAACTATTATGCTATCGAAAGGCAAAGAATATTCAACTGATTCCGATAAGTTCCATAATTTTAAACAGTCAGTTGGTATAAGCTTTCATACATGCCCCGAAAAAATAGCTTGGGAATTTGCTGTTAAACACTTTCAATCTATTAAAGATACTTTAGATTCAGTTGATAATGGAGCTATAAACTATACCGATAAATATATTGAGGAGAAAATAGGGGATGCAATTAATTATCTTATTCTTATTGAAGGCATGTTAAAAGAACGATTATATAACAAATGTATTAAAAACTGATATAAATGTAATTACATTGTGCTTACTTGACTAAAGCAAAAACTAAACAAGATACTCCGAAAATAATACTGATTCCTTTTAAACGCTTTTGTTTTTTAACCTCCAGGTTTAAACCTTTCATCTGAATTGTTAGTGATTTGTTTTCTTCGTCTTTAAACTTAATTATAGTTACTTGGTTTCCGATAATAGTTTGTAACTTATCTTCATTTTTTTTGTATAAATTAACCTGGTTACCTTTAAAAATTAGTTGTTGCTGGCATAATGAATCTGCTAAATAATATGCTTCAGCTTTATGATATTGTTTTGCTAAGAACTTAGCTTTATCGGAGCTAAAACAAATTAAAGTATCTTTATTATTTATAATTAAACTTTGAGAATATGCTGTCAAATTCAGCAACAAGGTTATTATTATTAAGCGTATCAATTTCATTTACTTTGATTTTATATTTTATTATTACTGTTTGTTTTTTATTCTCCAATACGTTTAGCTCCTGAGTGTATTTATCAATAATAACTTTGTTTTTTTTTATATCGGAATATAAGCTATCATTAACTTTATTCAAACTATCAATTTCTATTCTATAACCTTGTATTATTCCTAATTCATTGTAAGGAGAATAAAGAAACCAAACAATTAATAAATGAACACATAATGTTATCATGCATAAAATAATCGATTTATTGGACATGACAATTATTTTCTTGTACTAAATTTATCTATTGTAGTTAATCCTAAACAACCAAAAGCTAAAGCTGTTACACATTCAACTAAGGTATCTGAAGGCTTTATGTGTTCAGGTGTAAACTGATTAGCAAAAAGAGTACTGCATAGCATAACAGTGCAAATAATTCCACATACTCGTTTACTAGATACGCAACCGCTTTCATCTTGTAAGATTTGTTTTATAAAATTTTTCATTCTTTTTTTCCTCGACTTTTGGTTATTTTGCTTTGTAATTTTTCGATTAACATCTCAATCCGTTGCTCCAATAATTCTATTCTCTTTTTTAATTCGTTGATTTGTTCCTCGTATATTGTAATTACTTTGTTATTACCTGAAGCTTTTAGTTCGTTTCTACTTTTGAAATAATCCCAAACATCTTTACCTTTGAGTACACCTATTAAGGCGACTACTATGCCAACAATAGTAACCTGGTCCATTTTATTTAATTGCTAAAATTTGTTTTCTATTTTTAACTGTATAGGATATATGCACCCAAGTATAATCGTATTCATTAATTAACTGGTCAAATTCTAAATTCTCTTTGCACCAATTAAATAACTTTTTATTTTCTTCTTTATTGCCTCCGCTTATATCAATGGCTTCACCTTTTACATGCTGACTTGTTTTCGAACCGCCTACTTTTGCATTAAGTAATTCACACCTAAAAAAAGAATTAACCTTAATAGGTTTATTATACCACGTTCTTAATGGCTCAAAACACTTCTCAGCAACTAATTTCATACAAGCCAACTGAGTATCACTTGGATTGTTTTCTATTCCAAATCTAGTCGCTGTATTGCTTACAGTTGCTTCATCAAAACTAATGTGTTTACTTATCATTTCTTATGTTCTAATTGTTCAACTCTTCGTTCTAAACTATCATGCTTAACATCCTGGACCATTACCATTGTTTTAATTTCGTTAAGGTCTTTACTCATCTTCATCAAAGCATTAACCCCTAATGCTCCGATGAAAGATAAGATGGCTATCAACCCCGATACCAGCCATAAGAGAATGTCAAATTGTGTCATATAATACTTTTATATTTATCATCTATTTGTGTTTCATCAATTACTTGTAATTGACTCCAATCAATTTTTTTAATGTTTTCGTTATCTTTTAATTGTTCAACTAAATCAATACTTACTAAATAAGTTTCATCAACTTGTTCGCTACAAAATGGATTAAATTCATAACCTGTTTCATACTCAAAACTGCCAACCTTGTTAGCATCTAATTTTGATATTTTATAAAATGTATTCATAATTAAACTTGCCAACCTATTGAGGTTCCTAATGCTTGAACTGCTGTGTAAAAAGTAGATTGATTAATAACACCACTTCCAATGGCTGATACACTTAATTGTCTTGGACTATAATAAGCTGCAGTTCCATTATTATTTAATGCTAAAACATACATATTATTGTTTATCAATGTACTTGAACCTGTTGAACTATTTAATAAAGATACTCCATTTTTATAACTTCTAACATCAAAAGTTCCAACCCTTACACCTGAAAATAATCCTAAAGAGTTAGCAACTGCAATTCCACTCGTTAATCCTATTTGATTTATTGACCGATAAAAACTTCCACCATCTCTTATATCTAAAGTTGAATAACTTGTAGCATTAGCGTGACCAATATCTAATTTAGAAGCGTTTAAATCAGTTCTTGAATAAACATAAAGTGAAGCACTATCTAAAGTATATTTAACTCCATTTGTTGTTGGGTTATAATTAGTGTTTAAATAACTACTAGTTCCGTTTCCATTATAACCTTGACTTGCTGTGAATGTAGGAGAATTAACCGCTGTTATCATAGTACTTGTTGGATTTGCTAAACTTGTTCTTGCAGCTATTGAATTGGCTAAACCATGAATCCATAATCTATCAAACTCAGCAAAATCAGTTCCTAAGGCAGTAATAAAAGTATTAATATAAGTTTTTTCATTAGTTGTTAAACTCCCACCATTTGCAGTAACAGCATCAAAATATGGTTGCCCAATAGATACTGGCACTTTATTCATTAAAGGTATTAAATTATAATACATTATGCTTGTGTGTTAATTCCTAAAACATCAAATTTAGTATCTGTATCATTCCAAACCAAACCAATATAAATAGTTTTACTAATAGTTGTTGTAGTTGGTAATGTTACTCCGATGGCTCGATAGTTAGTTCCAAAGGCTATTGTTTGTGCTGTGCCATTATCTTTTATTCTTATTATCATAGCTTGTCCTTCCGACATTGTGCCTGTTGGGTTTGCTATTGTTAAGCCTGTAGCTTGAGCTGTTATTTTAACTAAATCATTTGCTGAGGTTGGTGTTACCGTTGCAGAACTTGTTACACTTTGAACTCTAGGAGCATAATCTGCTTTAGCATTCCATGTTGAAGCACTTGTAATTCTTGAATCTGCTAACGTTCCACTCCAACCTAAAGTTAAAGAAGTAGATTGTAATAATGCAGTTGAAGGAGTTCCACCTAAAGTTAAAGTTACATTTGTATCATCAACTTTTGTTAATGCTGCAGCAGTTACCGAAATTGCACCGCTTGTATTATTATAACTTATCGGACTTGTACCACTTAAAGAACCTAAAG